GCATCGCGCCTAGTACTCAGCGATCCATGTCACGGTCAAGCTCTTGCTTGAGCCATTTCAATAGATCTTTGTTGCTGGAGATGATCTTGTCAGCCGTTACGATAAACGGAGTCAGGTTCATCTCCTCCATGCCATCCATCCACTGTTCAAAAGCTTCAAGAAAGCACAGACGGAACAGCTCCAGCTCTTGATCCATCTGGATGGAACGGAGCGAGGAATCCCTTCTGGCAAGCAGACGGAGATCCTGGAGCTGGTGGTACACGGTAGCTTCGGTCATGGTGACGAAGATGATGGTGTGCAAAGCAGCTAAAAGCTGCATCTAGGGCTGTTCCCTGGAGGCAACTATTAAGCTTGCGGGTATTAATTACTACACCGGGTTCCTCAAATTAAGTACAACCCTGTGTACATAACCAAGTGAAACTATTTCTTAGGATTTATCAAAAACAACCGAATAACGCAAAAAAGTTATCCACAGTTTCTGCCGAAAAAATTTTAATCGCAACAAGTCATCTGGCGTTAATCTTGAGATCGACTGCAGCGCAAGGGATTTCAAGGGAGATACAGGGGTATTGTACTTTATAAATGGTGTTAATTTGCTAACACGTGCGTATATTGTAGGTATATTATGGTATAGGGGCCCGAAGGCCCCATGTTAGTTACAATTCAACGTCGTCCCATTGTGTTGCCCACCAATCCTCCGCTGCTTGTTCATCTTCAGTGATGTATTCAGCAACGTAGTCAGTAGGCTGTTGTTCAATCTGCAAAGGTGTAAACACTGGGATAATCCCAAACAACACCACCACTGGAACTATGTCTTACGATTTCGCAAACACCACGCTCGCATCAGTATCTATCTAACATCAAACATCTCCGGGCTCTACGCCCCTTTCTTTTTTTCCTTTAGCGACCCTCTGCTCACTGTGTTTGCTTGATTGCTACCGCAAATTTCACCCCAAAAGCTGGTTTTTTAAGGCCAGTTAGGGGAAAATAACGTGTTCATAGCACTTAAAATCATTTATATAGAAGTAATTTGGCAAAATGCCCGTATCTCCCGCAGATTTTGCTCTTTGGGCACGCGCAACCGGTAATAAATACCCAGAAACAGCAGAAGAAAAGCTTGCCGCAGCTCCTCATGCCTATTCTTTTTCCAAAAATGTAACAAAAACAGGTGTAAATGCCCCCGGCGCACGTGTTGGCGGCTCTATTTTTTATGATCGGCCTGAAGCAGTAGAAAATAGTTCGCCAAACTCACTTTTTAATGCTCCTGTCACCCCAGACAACCGTGCTCCTAAAGTTGCGGGCACTGTTGATTCCACGTTGACTTCGGAACATTTTCAAAATGATGAAGAAAACGAAGTTTTAGAGCACCAGGAGCAGCATTCTCTGTTAAATACAGTCGGTAAAGCGGCTTTAGCTGCTGGTGCAGTAGCTGCTGGATTAGCTGTTGCTCGGACTCCTGGCGGCCAACAAGCTTTGCAAAATGCAGAAACAACTGTAAAAGGAAACGCTCAAAATATTGGTAACCGTGTTTCTAGTTTCTTAGGGGGATTAGGGGGCGGCCGCACGGTTGACCCTGACGTTATCCGTAATTCTGGCGACGTTACACCTCCGACAACAAGTCAGCGCTATAGCCAACAAGCTGTTCCTACTGCAACACAACAAGTTCAAGTTGCAAAAGGCGCACCTACTGGTTCTGCACTAGAAGCAACACTTCCTCCTACTTCTGAATCTTATTCAGTTAAACCTGTTACGGAAAGCGATTTAATTACTTCCAGCCAAACTTTTGGCCCACGTTCGGCATATGAAGGGGGCGCTAGGGCTCTGCAGTCCCTGGAGCAAACACTTCCTCCTTCTGAAGCTGTACAAACTGCTCGGGTTGAGGCGGCCAAACAAGATTTGCTTTCTGCAGCACGTCAAAGCCGTGGCACATACCAAATGGAGATCCCTGGCTCTGGCGCAACCTTAATGGCGCTCCGTTCTAAAGAAACAGGAGTTTCGCCGCAAGAAGCAGGAATTTACCAGGCTCCGGAAACTGGTTCTACTATCAGCCCCACCACAGAACAATATTCACTGTTAAGCCAAACACCTGATCCTTGGACCGGCAAGTACACACCAACGGAACAAGCTCTAGACCTTGGGGAACAAACCTCGCGGTTGATGCCTTCTGCTGAACCAAAAACAGTAACTTTTACTTCAGCCGAACCCATTCTTTATCCTGTACGCCATGAAGAAATTGCCGCTCCGAAATTAGGTGGTAAGAGCCTTGTCCGTACTGGTGGCGGGGAACAACCTGCAACGGTTCGTGTTGAGCGACCCTTTGATCCCGGTGCTTTTGCAACTTCAGGTGCACGTGACGTAACCGGTGCGTTTTTAAAAGAACAAGTTCAAAAACTCCCTGGAGCTCGTGATGTTGAAGCTGCTATTGCAACTCAACAAGCGCAGGGTGTTGCTCCCAGTGGTAGCTACTCTTCGCTTGCTAGTGGCGAACAGTATGAACCAGCTTGGGGCACATCCAGCATGATTGAACCCCGCATCGTTACTGCAGGGGGACAAGGGGCTTCACAAAAATTAACTCCAGAACTGAGTGGTGCTGTGCAGCAGCTCGGTGTTTTGAAGGGAACGGAAAAAGATCCTCGCGGACTTACTTTCTTAAAACAAGTAACCAGCCTGCACGACATCACTCAAGATCCTGCACTTCTTGAAGCAGGTTCCCAAGGTGCGCTTCCTATCAATGTAACTCTCCCTGGTGGCGAAACGGTCCCAACAAAATCTTTCTTCAAACCGTTCGGTGCAGTAGGTGCAGGGGAAGGCTCAAACTTAACCCAAGCACAAGCCCTGGAGGGTAACGTTATTGGCAAACAAACTACGCTAGGCAACGTTAAAGCTGGAATCTTAAAACAGTTTGGATTAGGTCCAACCGAAAAAATTACAAACAAGATGTTCAATGCGTTGCCTCAGTCACAACGCAAAACGCTGCTAAATGCACATTCAGATCTTGTTGATGCTCAAACACGATTAAGTGCAGCCAAAGAAAATCAAATTCTTTTCTCTATTCCTGAAAACGTTTTAGAAGGCACTAAGTCCGCTCCTGTCATTAGTCAAGCCACAGGAGAAGTGGTTGGCATGACTGCTGTACCAGAAGAAAAAACTATTGCTACTCCTGAATTTTACAGGATGCGTGCAGTTGGTGGAGCAGGAAGACAAGAAGTCGGTGGTGTGGGACGTCGTCGTGAAGCACTGACAGATTTAGGCTTAACTTCGGCACCAGGTTCACCTTCTGACGTGACGCCAGTTCTTTACAAACACGCGGACTCTGGGGAAATCCTGACTGCTGACGACATTTCATTGGCTGATATTGCGCACGGAACTGTGCGTCCTATTCGAGGTACAGCTGTCGAACCTCAGCGAATCATGGGGCGCGAAGGCCGGACCTTTAAAGGTATTGCAGCAAATGTTATTGATCCAGCTTCTTTTGATCCCGCACAACGTCAAGCTTTGGCCGAAGCTCATCCCGAACGTGTTTCTCCAGAGGGTCTAATTTACTCAAAACAAGCTATGGAGCGCCCAATCGGTTATACAGAACCTACCCTGGGCACTAGGTTTTCTACTCGGACTAAACCGGAACCTGGCAGCGCACGTGCTAAAAGTGCCGAACTGTTAAAACAACGTGCCGAGATGATTCGCAACATTATGGGACCTCAGCTGTAGTTGCCTCTGTTAAATTAAGAGTAGCTAAGAAACCAAGGTCTTTGCAATAATTACCATGGCAGAAGACAAAAAATGGATTCAAGGAGCAATCAAGCACCCTGGCGCTTTTACAAAAAAAGCAGAAGAGAACGGCACGTCTGTGTCTGAGTTTGCTGCAAAAGTGGCTGCCAATCCTGATGAGTACGATAAAACAACCGTGCGTCAAGCAAATTTAGCTAAAACGCTTAAAAAACTGCGTAAGCATAAAGGTAAGTAAGAACAAAGTAAATGGCAATTTTTAGCCAAGACTACACAAAACCGGATGCGCAGGCTCTCCGCGACGGTAAGCAGGTGTCTGCTGGCACTACAGGACCATATTCTCCTGCTCAATCTGACCCAGCAGCCTATAAAAATCAATTCATCTCTCAATTAAAAAAGAATCCTCCTTCCCAAAAGTTCTACTCTCAAGTATTTTCAGCAAAAGACGCTGAAGAATCGCAGAACAGGATTGATTCGCTCGGCGACAACTCAGATTTTTCGCACCCTGGAGATCAAGCAATAGCTAAAGATTTTCTTACCAAATATGTTCAAGGTGGAGAACGTGGCTTGCTTCCTCAAGATCAAATGATTACACGACAGACTATTGCAGCTTTCCAAAGTCAGCAACCTGGTCAAGGCATTGGTGATGGCAATGTGACTGCTGCTAGTAGAATTAAATATCCAGGGTCGTCAGGAACGCAAACATCATGAGCATTGTAGGTAAAGCCGGACAAGCAATTCGGATGGCAGGCAAAAATCTTGGCGCATATTTAAGTAGCCCGCAAACTGCAGCGCAATTAGGTAAACAGATTGCAACAGAGACTGCTTTAGGTACAGCAGTATCGCAAGGAGTTCCCCGCTTACTGGGGCAAACACCTTCTGTTGGACCACTCAGAACAGCTGCAAATGTTGGTCTTCATTCTGCCATTGCTGCTCCGGTAAGCGGAGGATTGGCTGCTATGGGGATGCCCGGCTCGGCAGCACAGACTTTAGGACAAATTACCGGTGCAGTTGGAGCTCACTCACTTTTACGTGCGATGACTCCGACGCAAGCTATCGATCCTGAAACCAATGATACGCCGCAAGTTTATGGTCAAGATTTACAACAACTTCAGCAATTTCATGCTGCACAAGAACAACAAAGGTATAACAACGAAATTAATCTTGCTTTAGCCAAGAACTACCACAGTCCTATAACAACTGTTGTTCACAAAAATCCAAGTGCCGAACTTGAAACTGTTCGTAATCTTTTAAATCCTAATGTTCGGTATTAAAAATGAATCCGAACACCAACACCAATTATTTAACAAATAGTTTGGCAAAGGCGCAGCAGTTTGTTCAACAGACTGTTAGCAAAATGCAAAGCGGCATTCAACGCAAACCTTGGGGTTCATACCAAAGTGAGTACGGTGCTGTAGGACCCGTAGCAAAACAGGCCGTAAAGCAAACTTCCACTGTTACAGAAACAGGCACCAAATACACAACACCGTCTGACGTAGCAGCCGCAGCTGGGTTAGATGTTTTAACTAACGCCTCACGACGTGATATTTGGCGTTATACAAACATGCACCGGATAATGGGGGATGTTGGCCAGCGGGTAGGCCCTCGTTTGGGATTAGATTCTCCTCTTGCTGGAGCTGCTGTTGCTGCGGCAGTTCCTGTTGCACTGGGAATGATGAGTGGCCAAGTTGGCCCAATTACTGAAGGTTTGCGCCCAAAGGGATATAAGGCTGTTGCCCCTGTCTCTAAAGAAGAAGATCCTTCAGGCCGTAAAACACGTTCGGTTGCTCTAGAAGCCGCACTGCGTTACGGCCTTGGACAGAAAAGCCAACTCTTACCTTACCAGGAGTTTAAACAAGAGCGCCCTGACGTGGCGCCGTCCACGTTTGTAGAGTATCGTCGTTATCAATCGTTAAAACCAGAAGCTGGAAAAAACGTCATTGTTGACCCGGAGTCTCAATCTTTTTCAGCTTTTGGGGGTGCTCTTCGCGGTACGGCACGCGGGCTCAATGATCCTGAGATCCGTTTAAAAGGTGTTCCTATTACTGCTAGTGCTGCGTTAGGCACCGCGGCGGGACTTGGTGCAATTAAGGCTTTATCTTCCGCAGTTACTCCAAAATTAAATCTTGAAGGCAAGACTTTGTCTGATATAGGACAGCGTTCAGTCGGAGTAGGAGAAAAAATTGCAGAAAAGTTAGGCGGATATACGGATCCAGCTTTACTTGCAGCTGGCGCGATCACTGCGGCAACTGTTGGACATGTTGCAAAAAAACTATTTCAAAAATCTGCAGAACGTCGTCTTAAAAAAGAAAACCCTGTAGAATACTTAAAGCACAAACACGGTTCCCTGGAGCAAGCCAGTACAGCTTTAGGACAACCTCAAGCACAAAGCTGGCAACAACTTGTTCCTTATATTAAATAAACCATGGGATTTAGTACAAACAACTGGGTAGGATCTCCTGGATTTTCCGGTGGAGGTGGTACCTCCTTTAATCCTTCTTGGTCGAATTCGTTTAAATATGATGGCGGCTTTCCTAGCGGAAGCGGAAACAATTACAGCCCAGGTGGATTTAGTGGAATTGGCACAGATCCAGATACTTGGAGAAAAGGATTTGCTTTGGCTGGCGAAGATCCTTTTGGGCTTAACAAAAACAAAGATAAAAAAAACCCCTGGGAAGAAAGGTTTCGTGCTGCAGGAGAAAAATTAGCAGGACTTGGACAAAGCCAGTACGGACAGAACAGCGGCTCAGACAAACTTGCTGTGGGTGGCGCGGGGGGCGTTAGTCAAAGTGGTGAATTAACAATTATTCAGCCTGCTGCACCAACTATCTTGCCCCCACAACAAAGCACTTTTAGCAGAATTGCTGGAACACTTGCACCCTTCGCAAGTTTAATTCCTGGGGTAGGACCTCTTATTTCAGCAGGCTTGGGCGCAGCCAGTTCGCTGGGTTAGTGACAGATGGCATTTGATTTTACAAGTTCTTGGAATCCTGCAAATGACCCTAAACAATCTCCCTGGGGAAATTATGCGCAGCGGTTTGCCGGTGCTAAATACGGCAATTTAGCAAAAGATTTTAATCCTGGAAGCGACGTAACTGTTGGACAAGGCAGTGGTACTCAATCAAATAACGGGTTAACACTGGCCTATAGCGAACCCCAACGCGTAATTGATGGGGGTCAAAGCCCATGGACTAAGCTATTAGGTGCGGCTGGGTCTCTTGCGATGGGGGCTTTGTCGGGAGGATTTGGCGGAGGCGGAGGCGGCGGTGGAGCAGGTGCTGGAAACTTCAGTAGTGCCTTCAGTTCTTCCGGCCCTACGTTTAATCCAGGGGTTGCGTTTTCTGGTCAATCTTTCCTTTAAAAATCAAAGCTTATCTCTATTAAAATAACTACTAAGAGGATTTAAATTATGTTACCCTTACTTCTAGGTTCCGCTGGTTTAGGAGCAGCTCTTGGAGGTTTTCAAGGGTATCAGCAAAGCGGCGGAGATCTTGGTAAAACTCTTCAAGGCGCTCTTTCGGGTGGTTTGCTTGGTGGCGTTACATCCCGTATTGGCAGTGGCGCGTCTCGTATGGCTGGAAGCGCTTTGGGATTGGGGAATACAGCACTTGGTAAAGCCCTGGCGGCAAAATCAGCAGCAGGTACATTAACCCTTCCGGAAACGCTGCTTTATAGAGCCCCTGCTGTAGCTAATATTGGGACACAGCTTGCTGGCGCTGCTGTATTGGCTCCTGTTGCTGGGGCAGTGGGTAATTTAGGGAGCCAAATTCTTGGCGGCCCTGCAAGAGCAGCTCAAGCAGCCCTTGGAGCTGGTGGTGCAATGGGGGTTCCCGGATTAGGCGCACAACAACCCGGACCATTCACTCCAGTCACTGCGGTTCCTGAAGATCTCCAGGCTCTTAACCGTCAGCTAGGATCTTTAGACGTTATGGATCCTAACAAAGCGTTTGCTGCTGGACGCCTGGCATCCGAGAAAGATATGGATACTGAGATCAGAAATATGCAAAAACTGATCAATCTCCAGTATCCTGTTCTGTCCCAAGCGAAAAAAGATGAGATGCAGCGTCAACTAGCCGCAGCCCAAATTCGTTCTAACATTGATACGCAGGCTGATGCCATCCGTAGCAGCCTTCGTAACGCTCAACAAATGGGTGCTACGGCCGCTGCTCAAATGGGTAGCGCACTTGCAGCACAATATCAGTACAGCTGATGGCGGACCTTCCTTTTTCTTACTTTACCCCTGCAGGGTCCAGTCCACTCAATTTTGCAGAAGACTGGGCAAAAACCATTAAGTTTAAACCTGCAGCTGGGTACGGCGCATCTTCTGGAACTACGCAAGCTGATCAAACATCTGCATATACTTTACCTGCTGTTTCGGCAAATCCTTGGCAGGGTTTAAGTGAAGATGCAAAAAAAGCCTTAGAACTGCAGCAAGCACTTCTACCTGGCTGGATGAAGATGCAACAAGCCCAAGCTCAATTTGGTGCAGAAGCAACACGCCAACAACTGGCGGACCTATCCCCATATTTAAGTTCAGCTGCGGCTGAAGCAACGGCTCGCAACTTGGAGGCAAGCACTAAGTTTCTTCTCACCAAAGAACAAACACCAACTGCACAAGCACTGCGTAACCAGATTGCGCAAGGACAGATAGCTTCTGCCGCAAGCTCCGAAGCAGCAAGGGACCAAGCAACAGCCGCACAACAACAAGCAGCAACCCAGTTTGCTCGTCGTTACGCTGGCCAGACATTCTCTACGGCTTGATTTAACTTTTTTTTGTTATACTATAAGTACTAACTAAACCTTTTATGGGTTCACCTTCACCTAAACCTAAACCGCCACCGCCGCCTCCGGCTCCTGTACCGGTGCCAACGCAGTCTTTGCAAACTCAGATTGCGTTAAACGAAGTTTCCGGAGCACAGGCGCGACTTAACGCGACCCTTGGCGCCCAGCTTGATCAACAGAACAAAGAATTCTTTACGACTCAAGACATCCGCCAGACTCAAGCCACTGGTGGCGAAACAAGGGCAACACTTGCTACGCAGGGTGAACAAGAACGTGCCACCATTGGGGCAACCGGAGAACAAACTCGTAAAACAAATCTGCAACAAAACATGCAGCAAAATTACGTTATGGGAAGGCAGTACAACTGGGCTCAAGACGCTTACCGCGTCGGCGGCGGCCCCCGAGCATCGCAACCCAGCTCTGCACAACCAGGACTTGTTGAATAAAAGCGTTACAATAAGTACCTAGCGCTTTCTACCAATGCAAAACTGGGTTCAGTCTTTAACCGAAAAAGACCGCGAATCTTTTCTTGCTTTTTGTAAACAAGTCAGTTCTCCAATTCAAATGTACCTGTATGCCCGATTTTTAGGGTTTACAGGTACCATTGTGGAGTGCGACGAGTGGGCCAAGAAAGAATTCAAAAAACGAAATTTTAATGGAATCTTGGAGATGGAGATCGATGCCATGCAACAAGATATTTCCAAGCTTCGAGATGCCATTGACCTTGGCATGATCAAACAGGATATGGGTGCAGCCCGTATTGCCATGCTTCAAAAAGAACTGCGCGGTTCAATCAAACAGCTTAATGATGAAAAGCACCTGACGGACAAACAAGGTTTGATTCTTGCTGGCGCAGACCGTGCTCTTAGAGAGATGCTTTTGATCTTCCGTGACGACCCAATCGAAGGACCACTTCAAGAAGCTTCGATGGGTGTGTGGACTAAGATCTTGCAAGAGGAGTCCTAGGGTTTAATGCGCTAAGGTAAGCGCATGGCAGGGACTTCATTGTATTCCGTTTACCGCAGAACAGCACGTGCTGCGGCAAAACAACAGGTTGTTAAAAACTCTACCGGCATTGACGTTGAAAGAGCGCGTGTTGATTTTGCTTATTTTTGTGATGTTGTTGGAGATAAGCCTCCTGCTGCACACCATAAAGAGTGGCATCGTTACCTCTGCACTGGCGACAATACTGAGTGTTTAATTGGGATCGGTGGACCCAATATTGACATCTTGGCTCCCCGCGGATCGGCCAAGTCGACCGTGCTTGGCCTATACACGGCCTGGTCTATTGGTGTACATGCTCTTCACAAAAAGCCATTAAAAATTCTTTATATCTCTTATACCGTTGATGTTGCACGACCTAAGAGCGCTGCAATCAAACGAATTATTGAAGAGAGTAAGACTTATAGAGAAATTTTTCCAATGGTTAAAATTGCCAAAGGGATTAACTCCAACGAATATTGGAGCATTGATTGGAAGTTTGCGGGAATAAAATCCACCGGTGAAGAAGAATTCACCATTTGTTGTGCAGGTCTTAAAGGTGCAGTGACCTCAAAACGTTCACATCTCTGTATTCTGGATGACGTGGTCAAAAGCGCCGATGATATTAAAAACCGTGACATTAGGCAAATGATGGAAGATAACTGGAACTCAGTTATTGTTCCAACCATGTTTGAAGGAGGCAGGGCAATCTGCCTTGGCACCAGGTTCCGCCATGACGACATTCACAACACAACCTTTACGCCTGTAAATGACTGGGTTCAAATCGTTCAATCCGCAATCACTGTTGATGATTCAGGAGATGAGATTTCTTATTGGCCCGATATGTGGTCTTTGGAGTATCTGCAAGATCGGCGTCGTCAAGCTCCTATCAGTTTCAGTTTTCAGTATCAAAACCAAATTGTTCAGACCAGTGAACTATCGATCTCACCAGATCTGATTGTTAAAGGACAGATTTCAACGGAATTTGACGCTCTTGGCATTGGAGTTGATCTTTCAGCTGGAGTTCGAGAGAGAAATGATTACACAGTAATGGTGTTGGGCGGACGTGTTGGAGACAAAATCCACGTTATTGATTGCAAACGAATCCGAATCATGGGGAACTTGGAGAAGTTGGAGTCCTTGATGGAAATGTGTTATGAGTGGGGCATTGTCCATAAAGACGGAAACAATTATCACGCCAGCGGCAACAACATTGACGTTTGGTCTGAAGCGGTGGCCTACCAAGCTTCGCTAGAAGCGGACTTTAAACGTATCTGCCTCGGTGAGCATGGTCTTTACAACATCAATTGGCATCCAGTCAAAGGGTTCCGTGGTGACAAAGTTGCGCGTTTTAGGGGAATTATGGGTCTTTTTGAGCAAAGAAAGATAGTTTTTAACAAATATCGTAAATTCCAAGCCCTTACCGATGAGATCGTAAACTTCGGAGTCAGCTCACACGACGACTGTATTGACGCCTTAGTATGGCTCTGCAATGGTTTGATGACCAGAGGAAAGCTGCAACTGGAGTATTGATGGAAAGACTAAACCCTGAAACTGGAAAGCCCTGGAAATACGGTGAAACTGCTCCAGACGGTCGAATTTTTTTGGCTTATCGCCGTAAGTCCAGAATAAACAAAGACGGAACGTTTCAAATGAATTGGCTGACGCCTGAATCGTGGACCAGGCGAGAAGAAAGTTGTAGGAACGCAGCCAAACGAACACAGAAAAGGAACGTTAAGATTATCCATGAAGAAAAGTTAAAACGCGGTTGTGAGTGCTGTGGCTACAAAGAACACGCCTGCGCTTTAGATTTTGATCATCTAGACCCTTCGACGAAAACTCGGGACATATCCAAGATGCACACAACAAGCATCTCAACGTTGACCGAAGAGATGAGAAAATGTCAGGTGCTCTGCGCTAACTGCCACCGCATTAAAACCCACACCCCAGAAACGTTCCAGAAGCTGATGGACAAGAAGACGCTCTCGTCTGGCTCTGCAACGGTTTGATGACCAGAGGAAAACTAGAGTTAGAGTATTGACGATTTAAACTTATAAAATCACTCCGCAATGTCTACCGGCTACTACATCATTGAACTAGATCAGGATGCATACGGGTCTGCCGTTGTGCCTTTGCCAGACGAGCTCTGCCACGATATGGGCCTTGTCCCTGGAGAACGCTTTGACGTTGAAGTGGAAGATGATGTGATTACCCTTAAAAGGTTGCACGCCGGGTACGAAATTGAGGCATAATAGTTAAAGAGTCTCCCAACGAATGTCCGAAAACAAAACCGTTCTAGACGATTTCATCAGGTCAGTCGTCAACAGGGATTCGGATGGCGGTGCCGACACCATGCTGTTGAACGCCCATCTATCCCAGATGAAGATGTTTGGGATTCGACAAGGCGTTGAGTTTTATCCAGAACAAGATAATTTTGGGACGCAACGGTTTGACTTTATTCAGCAAGTTATTGAATTTAACAAGCTAGACGCCCGACTTGATTCTATTTGGGATAGGTTCCTAGCTTACGGCAAAGGGCTTTTCTATATTCGACCTACCAAGAAAACATATCGACTGTATTGGTTTGATAAGGACGCCTACCGCACTTATTACACTCCAGAGGGTGATTTAGAAGAAGTAATCATTATTTATCCTTACAAAGTTAAATCCAGCCGTGGTTTTGGTGGCGTTGGTCTTTCGACGGATAAACGTTACATGCGGCTGCGGATTACAGCCACAGAAATTGAAGAGTGTCACAGCGAACAGGAGTTAACATTTGACACGCCAGTTGAGTTTGCCACGCTCGGAAACACAACTAAAACAGTTAACACCATGGAGTTTATTCCGTGTGTTGAAGTTTTTAACAATCCCGATGCTTTTGGTACAGACGGTCATGGTGAGTTTGAGTGGCTTGCTAATCAAATTATTGCCCACGATGAAATGGTTAAAAACATCCGGGCAAACATTTCTTTCTTTGGGAATCCGACTCTTCTTTCGTCGCGTCCCAAACAAGACATTATTGAAAAAACAGATGGAGACGTACCCCAGCGTCCCAGCATTTCCAGTCAATCTGGGTTCCAGTCGGAATTTAGTTTGTCTAGCTCTACTTATAAATCAGATAACGTAACAAGACAGAATCCAGGATATTACGGTAAGCCTGGCAGCGGAATGCGAGTTCCAAGGGTTATTGCCAACCTGGAGCCAACAGATCGTGTCGGTTTTATTACACCTAACGCAGTAAGCGTTGATCAGGCGCGGTATGCCGAACAACTTCGTAGTGAGATCCGGCTTGCCCTAGGCGGTATCGACGACCTTAGTATTACTAATGTAACCGCTACGGAGATTAAATCAGCTTATGGGCGAGTAAGTGCTACAGCAAAGAAAAAATGCTTGCAACTTTATACCTACGGTATTTGCAGGTGTCTTGAGCTAATGATCTTCCAGGAGGAGCAGATTTTCCGTAAGTCACTTGCTTATGCTTCCGGAATTAAATACCCTGATCCTCCTGAAGATCCAAATGACCAAGCGCAACAAACTAAATACGAAAAACAAAAAGCAACATATGAAAAGAAACTTCAAAAAGTAATCGACAACGCTGTCCAAACAAAGGAAGTTCCACCAGGTGTTCTTGGATTAGCACCAGACGGTGACAGAACGGTTCGTTGGCGGTGGATGGGACCTGTTTATGAAGACACCACCCAAGACAAACTTAATCAATCAATCTTCACCAGAAACCTGCAGGAGTTAGGTGTTGATAGCATAGAAGCACTGAAGTATTTATTCCCTTCAAAAACGGACGACGAAGTTGCTGGCATGCTCAGCGGATTCCCGTTCCGGATGGTGGGAGAAGTACAGAGGGCA